CCCCATGCGTTATCAATCGCAAGTGTCCCATTCAAACTTTGCAAGTTGTCGTTGAAACGCCCTTGGTTTTTAGCACCAACCGCAAAACCATTAGTGATCCAGTTGTTAGAAACATAGTCAAACAGAATTTCAGATTGTTTAACTGTACGTGTATCAGCTTCATTAGGGTTGCCAATCTCATAGCTTTCGCTAGATGATTTCACAACCCCAACCCATCCATTATCCGAATTGAATTTTAGCTTAATGTTTGGGTAGGTTTCAGCCGTACCAAAGTTTTTCAAAGTCGCTTTGTAGCGTCCAGTCGAAACCTTCTTAATACTTCCGTATTTCGTTTCACCGTCACTACTTACTAAGGCTTGTGCTTTGTTTTCACCGTAACTTTTCGGCACATCAAATGTAACCGTTACTGTTGCGGTAATCGGTGCCGTGTTTTTGTCCACTGTTAGCGACGCTTGACCAGACGGGATAGCTTCCCAAACTTTGTTAGGCTCATCGCCAAAAATCAATGTTTTCGGCTTATCAACATTAAGATAACCGCCTAGCGTTTCAGCAATGGTATTAAAGTAGTCGTAGTTTCCTACGAGTGTGAACGATACTTGAATCTGCTTAACTGACAAGGTACTGTATAGGAATTGCTGACCATAGCGCCTACGCCCTTGATCTTGATAGTTATTGTTAAAGTTGGATGCCACGTTTTTTGTGACATCCACTGGAACGGTACGCCCTTGCCCCTCATTAAATAATTCGGTTAAGTTTTTACCGTCAAAAATGACTGACATTCCTATCAAATAACGCTACCTCCTAACAGCGCTTGTCTGCGCTCATAATCGTTTGTCGCCTTAGTCATGAATGGCGCAAGACTATTCGACACGCTTCTACCATCGATGATATTTCTAACTTCAATAGGGTTAGAGCCATTAGTTACCAATTGACCAAGTAAGTCAATCATGATGTCTAATTTGTTTTCAAGAACAGAAACACGCTCACGATCTGAATTGCTATCGTGGTTGCCTTGTGGGGCATCGCCGGCAAATCGTGCCACTGCTTCAGTAAGTAATTGCCATGCTCTACCACGTTTGGCAATATCTGTCGGGATAACATACTCTGGCATGTCACCCTCGGCTAATTCATAAACACCATTTTTATGGACTAGACCACCGTTAGCATAGCCATAAGCGGCTACACGGTTAAAGGCTGCGTCTGATGTTCCATAACGGTGTTTGATGTAGTTGATTGCGGCAAGCAAGTTGTCATAACCGTTACGAATATTGTTATGTCCTGCGTGCTTGTAAGCGTCAAATGTTGGTTGAATAGTTTGCATCAAACCAATAGACGGTGTCCCGGCTCTTGCGTTACTATCCCAGTTATTTTGAACATTAGGATTACCGCCAGATTCACGCTGAATTGTCGCCAAGATTTTAGAGACACGGAAGTCATTTGGCTCAATGCCATTTGCTTTCAATGCTCTAACAACAGATTCACGCCAACGAGAAACGCCTGTACCTTGTGGGCCGTCTTCTCCACCGCCTGGAGGGGAAAGCAATGGGCCAAGTGTTTTCTTAATCCAGTCGAACATGCCACCAACTTGTCGTTTAATCAAAGTTTGAAGTGGACTGTTTCGGTCCTTAAGCGGTTTGCTATCGTCACCGCCACTACTTCCACTGTCTCGGACACCGAAATCAAGGAAGGTAGCAGCGTTTGAAATATGCCGTCCGGCGTATTGGTGATACTGACCATTCCCGCCGTAGTTGTATTCTTCACCGTCATAGGTGTCGCCGTGTACTGCCGTTACAAAGTCAACGTGGTTGCTTGAAATAGGTCCGCCAGTATAGACGGCTACTGTACCCGGTTTTGGTCTGCTTAAGTGTGGCACACTGGCAGATATCCACTGGTTACCATTACCGAGGTGGCTAAATAGACTAGGTTTAACACCGAGGTTTGCCAAGCGACTGGCAACGAATGATACACACTCACGATAGAAATAGCCCCACGGGTCAGCTCCAGCGTCTTTCGCTTTATCTTTAAAACGGTAGTCGTCACCTTTGGCACCCATTGCCACTGTGCCTTCATCCATTGAAGCGTTAGCCATTGACCAAAGCTCTTTCCACCAGTTCTTGGCTTCTTCGATTGGTTTCTTGTACAATGCGTTACCGAGTGGGTTAAACATACCGGCTAACTTATCAGCGTTAGGACTGAATTTCTTAGCCAATGATCCGACTGGATCTTTAACAACATCGGTCACAAACTCAATCATCTTCATGAATTTATCGACACCATTTTTCATAGTGTCCCAGACTGAGCCCGCAACATTAGTAGCGGTATCCCAGATTTTAGACCAGAAACCAGTACCTTTAGCAAAGGCTCCACGTTCTACGCCCATGAGCATAGCTAATTCACTGGCGTTGATAACTTCCGAACCGGCTGGCAAGAGGTATTCAACATTTCGACCTTGTGGTAGGAACGATTGTCCGTTTGGCAAGATAACCATTTCTTGGTTGTTAGTCTCTGGACTATCGTAGCCATCGTTTAGAGTGGCTAGCGTAGGCTTAGTGATTGGGTTTCGGTATGAGCTAAACATACCAGTACCACCGGCAAACTTAACTTTCGGAATTTTAGAGATAGCTTCTTTACTACCACCAAAATCAGAAATCAGTTTGTTGATACCGTCGATACCAGCGTTTGGCAACGCAATGACGGCATTAATACCATCGCCGGCAAGTTTTTTCATGCCGTCCCACATTTCGCCAAATCCTTTTTTAACGTTGTCCCACGTATCTTTGAAGAATTTAGCAATATTAGTCAATGCGTCGGTAATCAGTTTGGTAATATTAACGCCAAATTTTTCTTGTGTTAACGCTCCGATTTCATCCCATTTTTTAGATAGGAATTTCTTAGAGTTTTCCCAACCGTCAAACCAATTCTTATTGATGCCTTTGTGGTGTTTGTCGATATCCTTACCAAGGGCAGTCATGGCTTCCGTAGCATTACCCTTGATGCCTTCCCATGTTTTAGATGCGAATTTCTTGACGTTGTCCCACTTTTCGCCCCAATCTTTCTTAAGGTTACTCATGTGTTTTGCAACGCCTTTCGCCATATCTTTAACATGGTCCACTGTGCCATCGACAAACTTTTTGAATGGCTTGTTGTGTTTGTACATCAACTCAAACCCAGCAACCACCGGATTGGATGTAACAAGCAATTTCTTGGCAGTATTAGTAAAGGCTTTAATGCCTTTTTCACCGCCAGTGAAGTAATTCTTGGTCTTTTCGAAGCCTTTCTTAGTGCTCTTGGTCATTGAGTCCATCGCACCAGTCCAAGTCTTCTTCATGCCGTCCCATGTCTTGCCGAGCCATTTCGCAGCACCAGAAAAACCGTCCTTGATGCTCTTAACGATACCATCAACGAATTTCTTGAATTTCTTATTGTGCTTATAAATTAAAGCAAACGCTCCAGCAATCGGATTGGCAATAAACAAAAGGACTTGTTTCCAGTCCTTTTTGAAGAAATCAATGATCTTACCAAAGATTTCTTTTGTTACTTTGAAAATCTTGTCAAAGGCTTTTTTGGCAGCACTGAACATGCCATCAACAAAAGCCTTGAATTTCTTGTTGTGCTTATAAAGCAACACCAAGGCAGTGATAGCCGTAGTTACTGCAACCACAATCAAACCGATTGGGTTGGAAGCCATAGCTAAGTTCCACGCCTTTTGAGCTAACGCTGAAGCTTTTTGGGCGACAGTCATAGCTATCGTTGAATTTTTCATCACGTTAATAGCTTTAGCAACTTTCATCACTCCTGAAGCTACTTTGGAACCCACAAAGTAAGCAGCAAACAAAGAACCGACTGTTTTAATAGCAGTCTTATGCTCAGCAATGCCACCCAAAGCCTTGGACAGTGATGTTACTGGTGATTTGGCTTTCTTGCCGTTACCGGTCATGAGATTGAGTGCCTCAGCGACACCTTTAATCATGCCTACGGCGGTTTCCCAAACACCGCTAGCAAAGTCTTTACCAATACTAAACACCGAACCTAAACTATCTTTAACCTCTTTAAAAAAGGCTACAATTTTAGGGGCGTTATTAGCAATGGTTTTACTAACATTATCAACGACCTTGTTAAGACCATCCATGAAGCCATTGAGCTTGTCGGTACCACTACCTAGATTAAAGACTTTAGAAAAGGCATCCATGATGGTGCCTAAGCCCTTAGAAACGTGTTCCCCTAAATCTTTAAATTTAGTTTCAGTGTTAGGATCAGCAACCCAATTCCCAATCTGTTGCAAGAATGGGTTTTTCATTTTATCAATTGGGTCACGGAACGCAGCAACTACCGCTGGCATACGAGACTGAATTGTTCTTTCAAGTCCGCCGATTGTTGTTGAGAAATTGGCAGTAGCATCCTTGTACTTGTCTTGCAACTCAAACAAGGCTTTCTGTGCCATCTCAGCAGTGATTTTGCCATCTTTCTGCAATTCGGCATATTTCTCTTGGGTCATGTCTGTAATGCCAAGCTCTTGTGCTGCCACTTCTTTAAGTTGGTTTTTCATTTCCGGAAAGACGTTGATGATTGACATCATGTCTTGCCCTTGGACCTTACCATTGGCAATCATTTGAGCCCATTGCGTAGCGAAATTCTCAACGGCTGCATCGGTCTGACCAAACGCATCTTGCAATGTCAAGATAGCTTGCGTTTGTTGCTTAGTCAACTCAGTATTATGAGTAACGGCATAGAATTTCTGGTTCATACCGTCAACCATTTCGGTTGAGTTAGCCGCTGCCTGTGCCATTTGATTGGTCATGTCAACCATCTTCTTGCCTTCTTCGGCATTGCCCGTCAAGGTTAACCAAGTGGCATTCATGGTTTGTTGGTATTTAACATATTCAGCACTGGATTGTGCGATTTCGTCAAACTTACCTTTGATAGCTCCCAATGCGTTTTGGAAACCGTTGCTAATGAGGTTAGCTGCAAACGTAGCCCCAAAGATGCCTTTTAGCCGTGACGTTTTGTGTTCGGTCTCATTAACTTCGTTTCCTAAACGTTTAAAACTATCTTTCAAGCGACCAATGAACGTGCTAGAACGTTGACTTTGCTCAATTTCGTCATTCAGTTTGTCAGCGGCATTCCTAGTATGCGCAAGACTGGTAGCCGTTTCGTCCAAACGTTGTTTTTGCTTCCGGTATTCATCGCTTGTTCTTCCAGACTGTTTAGCGACACGCTCGAGCATTTCTTTTTGGGTCTCATACTGCTTGTTTAAGTTAGTAATCGAGCCCTTGTATTGCTTAAGTTGTTCCTGTCTAGCTTCATCTTCCTTGCCCTCTGCTTTCAGACGCTTGATATAAGTGTCTGAGGCTTCGTTTTGGGCTTTGTACTCACGTTGCAATTCAGAAAGCCCAGACTTGTGATAATCTAGGCTATTCTTGGCTTGCCGTTGTTGATTTTCCAACGATGCCAAACGTGTAGTAGCTTGGTCAATCTGTTGTTGGTACTTAAGGTACTGTTCAGCGGTTTCAGCGGTACTCCCTTTAAGTTGGGACTGCTCTTGTTTCAGTTTCTCAATCTTATGTTGTTGGTTTTGGATAGCGTTACCCAACCCATCGTACTTAGCTTGTGCTGCACCTAAATAGTCGCCAGCGCTACGCATTTGGCTTTCTTGTGCCTTCCATGCGTTTGTAGAGCTATTGACTAACTGAGTTAACCGCTTAATCGAGTTGGCCGCTTGTAACGTGTCTAAGGCGATTTCAGTGGACATGGTAGCTTGTACTTTTGCCATGTATTATTTATTCCTCCTTTCCTTAAATATTTAGAGTAAAGATGTTGGGTCAACCATTCTATCTTCTTCCTCTTTGGCATTTAGAATTTTCATCAACTCGTAATAATCGGTATCGTAGTATTGATCTAGTGTCCACCCAAAACCTTGAATTGATTTTTTAGCAACGAGTTTTAAGTCCTCAATGCTATTTTCTAAATCAAAAATCTGTTCGCCTTTGGATTTTAGTCTTTTGGGTCAGTTTCACCAGTGGTGTTTTCAAGTTGTTCGTCTGTCAATCCGTACATATAGCCCACCAATTTTTCAGCAATCTCTTGTGTACGTTCGTTGTCCAAATCAAGCAATTTGTCATAGGCTTCATCATCCAAGTTAAGAACAGCACGAATAAAACCGAGCATTTCTTTAAGGATTGTGAAGCTTGCTTGTGCTTGCTCTTGTGTATCACCATCTTCGACAGTATCGCTGATTTTAAGCACGGCAAGTTGGTATTCGTGCATACGCAAGACATTGCGGTTGCTTGTTGTCACTTTGAATGCTTTCTTACTGATTTCTGGAATTTGAATAGTTCTGATTTCCATTTATCTTTACTCCTTTTTAACAAAAATAGAGGTCAGGCCATGAGCCCGACCTCTTGCGAATTATAGACTGCTTGATGCAGCAGGAAGGACATAGCCACCGAACACTTCTTTAAACATGTTAGTTTTATCGAAGTTAGATGCACCAGAATAGTATTTCTTGTAAGGCTCACCGCCGAACGCATCCGCTGACAAGGCGTTAAATGTCATGTTGTCGTCTTGGCGAGTTTGGGCAGTGTCGGTATCTGTTGCAACGTTTTGAGTTGATTCTTGCATGATACCATTAGCGAAACCAAAGAATACTGAGTGTTTGCGGTCGAGCGTTTCAGATTCAATCAATACCGCTGTGTGTGGTTTTTCACCGTCCATCACGTAACCACCCTTACCGTCTGGTTTAAAACCAAGCATTTTTTGCTTGATTTCAAAGTCAAGGTTATTGAAGTCGAATGCGACTGTTGGTGATCCCGGCGCAATCATAACATCTTGCACTGAATTGTTCCCGGGAATTTTAGTCGCTTGACCTTCCAAGTTGGAAATGTTAGCGGTACGAGTACCAAGCATCTTAGAATCAACTTCAATCACACCTTCTGCTGAAAGACCTTCGTTGCCTTTAAGTAATTTTTGGGTTTTAGGGTCAACCAATGCAAGGCGGACCATTTTCAAACCTACAATTGCCATATAGTAATTTCTCCTTTGTTAAATTAACTTATCGAGAGCAACAAAAAAGACCGCCGTAATCTGTAATGTATCGGGGTCTATACTACGTTCTCTCATGTCTGTAATTGAGTAGTGTTCAGATTTTAGGAATTTTAGCAATTCCATTTCAAAGGCTTCAATATCAAAATCAATATCAGCCTTGTAGAAAATCTGCACTTCCACTCTATCCGTTTTACTGAAAAAGGTATTGTTTCCGCTCAAATCAAGGGATGGGTTGCTTTCTGTGAGCAAAACGATTGTCTTATCGGTGTTTTCTTCGAGTTCTTTAGGCAAGTTGTTTGCATATACTTCGCTTATTTCACCAAATTCTTTGCCCTCAATTAACTCTTTAAGTTTTACGGTTGCTAACACTTAATCACTTCCCTCCTTTTCTTCGAATCAATTTTTCATATTCCTCTTTTTCTGCCAATAGCACTTTCTTTTGAACGTTGCTATCGTTTTGGACATTGGTGACGAAATGATCGGCACGATATTTCTTGGTGCCGTCATTTAATCGTCTAGCATTTTGGGCGTGGTAATTATTTTTCCAGCCTACGGTTGCCACACCGTTCTTTCTGCCGTCCGCATTAGTGGATTGGACAGATAAACCGTCAGCCATGTGCCCATACTTCAAATGTTTCTTATTTGAGTAGTGCTTCTCACGGGTTACATCTTCTAACTCCTTTTGAAACACCTTTGCGCCAGCGGTTGTTATTTTAGCTTGTTCCGCTGGTGTTAAATCGCCAATACTGGCTACTGTTTCAAGCCAGCCCTCTAGCGCCTTATCAAGCCCTACCATAAGCCATCACCCAACTTTCTTGCGCTTTCTCAAAGTCAGAAAGTCGTAGCGGTTTAGACCAAAGTTTTCATTTGGACTCACTCGCACAATGTCATACTGAATACCGTTTAGGATGGCCACTTGACCTTCAATCACTTTGGTATTGTGACGAATAACAATCACTCGTGTATCGCTTTCGCCATTCTGTTGGGCTAAATACTCTTGATTGAGTGTGCGAGTGTGGGGTTTATAGTGCAACGTAAATTGTTTGACGAATTTCGGAACACTGACACCCGTAAATTTATTAGGCGTGCTTTGGTATGTGCCAAAATCAGCCTTAAAGCGAAAGTCTGAGGGTAAGTATCTAACTTTAGGCATTAGTCACCTCTTTCTTCACTATACGTTGCGTATAAGCCCCTTAATTGCCCGATTATGCTATTCAAAGTTAGGTTAATCGGATAAGTCACCGTGTCAGTCAAAGCCACTCTATACGTGAAATACGAGCTTGTGAGGGCTATTACAGCCGTGTCAAACAAAGATTCCACACTATCTAGGTCGTAGAATTTTGGGTCATTACCGACTGCATTGATAATATATTGTTGAGCTGATTCAATGTAAGCTGGAATGAGTGCTGTGTCGTCTGTCTCATCCAGATTAAGGGTCTGCATGATAGTTTCCTTAGATACACTCATTACTTACCTCCTAATTAGGCTCCTGGTGTAAGATTGGCTTTTTGGTCAGCGATTGCTTTGAATGACGCTGGAACAAATGCTTCTTCATCAGTTTTAACAACATCGAAACGGTCAATAACACGCACTTTAGTAGTGTCAGTTTCGAATGCACCGCCACCGATGTTAGTTGAAAGTAGTGACAAGTGTTGACGGTCAAACAATGTTACCGCTTGTTTCAAGTCGCCAAAGTAAAGTGGCATAGCTCCACCAGTACCGTTAGCAAGCCAGCGGTCAGAAACTTCTTTAACTGTGAAACCATCGATTGAGTATCCAGTAGGTGATTTAACATCACGCTCCATCAAGTAGTCACCCATTGCATTCTTAACTTTCTTAAGGGCAGTAAACCCTGAAGTGTTAGTCAAGAAGAACGATGTTTGTTTGATTGCTGGGTCAACTTTAGCTTCAAGGTCAATGATGTCATCCCATTTAGCCAATGTTGGTTTAGTTGGAAGTGTTGCGATAACATCCAAAATGGCTTTGTTACGAGTAACAACAACTTTCTTAGCAATCCATCCAGACAACCAAGCAAGGATATTTTCAGCAGAATCAGCAAGCAAGCTGTTAGTTACTGTTGAGATACCAGCGTAACGTTTGATTGTGTAGCGGATAAGAGAAAGTTTTGGATCATCATTATTACCGATTTGTCCAGCTTCATCATCAATTTTAGTAAGTCCAGTAATGTCAGCCCATTTTTCGTAAACACGAGAACCAGTAAGAGTCGTTACGTTTTCAACGTTAACGTATTCTTGCAATGAATCGTATTGACGAACCAATGTATTGATAGCTGTACGAATATCTTGTGGGATAGTCAAGCCAGCATCAGCACCAGTTCCGTCTGTTTTAGAATCGAGCAAGTTTTGGTAACGACCACGAACAAGGTTTTTAAAGTCTTTAACAAAAGAAGCTTTAACTTCTTCTTCGTTTTCAGTCAATGATTTCTTGTCTTCTTCAGACATGTTAAGCACTTCGTTAGCACGAGCTTCCGTGTATTGTTCCTTGAACATGTCACGTTTCATTTTGGCAGTGTCACGCTCGTTCTTGATAGCTTGCAATTCTTCAGCGGTTACTGAATCATCAAGCATAGCTACGTTAAGTTTTTCATTTAGATTTTCGACCTTGTCGCCTTGAGCAACCCAAAGGTCATGCAATTCGTTTGATGTTTTCATTAATCATCTTCCTTTCATTTTTCAAGTAAAATAGCCAATTTCTGCTCACGCAATGAATTGGTTTTAGGTGTAGCAATCATATTCTTAAATTTAGTGATTGCTGATTTACTTGGTAGTTGATGTACGGCATTAGTAACCATGATTTCTTCTTCGTCATCATCGAAAAACATGATTTCATCCGCAAAGCCTTTATCTACAGCAGTTTTAGCATTAAGCCATGTCTCTTTAGCCATGAGATCAAGTAATTCTGGTTGCTTAAGCCCGGTTTTCATCTCATAAGCCAAAGCAATAGATTCATCAATGCTATTCAATACCGCTGATTGATGCTCTAGGTCATCGCTATTCCCGACGATACCAGTAGACGCTTTATGAATCATAATATGCGCCGTTGGACTGATACGCACGGTATCGCCAGCCATAGAAATGACACTCGCAGCACTAGCCGCAAGCCCTTGCACATTAACCACAATACGCTTGCCACTGGCTTTAAGCATGGTATAGATTTCGCTAGCTGCAAATACATCACCACCGTTTGAAGCAATATTAAGCGTAATTTCTTCGTCTTCATCGTTAGCGATGGCTTCTTGTACCAATTTAGGGTAGGTACTAGACATGCCAAAGTATTCATAGAACGCTCCAGCATCATCGCTTACAATATCGCCCTTAATGTCAATCTTGCCCATTTATCTCACCTCCTTTCAATGTGGTACGGTTAGGGTTTTTACCCTCTGGCAACTCTTTAGGTAAAATCTCAGCTTGTTGCAAAATATACAAGCCTTGATTCTGTGCGAGTGTGCCACTTTTGACCATGCTATTGATACGGCTGATATAGTTAGCACCAGTCGGGTCAACCGCTGGAAAAATATCTGCGTCCACATCGCATGAAAGTTTCTGAGATAACTCACTGAGGAACGGTCTCAAATAGCGTGCTACTGCTTTAGAGTAGACATTTGAGCTCATTTCTAGTGAAGACTGTTGGTCTCCTTGACCTCCGACAACGTTCTCTGGGATACCGTAGACTTTTGCAAATTGTCCGGTCGTCCAGTCCGCTTGCTTAAGTAGTTGGGCCACGTTGGATTTTATCTCAAGAGGTGTGAAGTCCTCTAAATCATCCAGTACCAACGGACCACCTTGCATTTGCTTCATCGCTTGTCTTGAGCGTGAGACCTTGGTTTTGAAATCGAGCAAGCCACCGCCTTTGATTTTCAAAATACCATTGGCGTTAAGGGCGTTCTTAAGAGAGTTAAGCGTTAGCTTATCACTGGCTTTTTGAATATCTAATTCTCTACCAAGGGCCATCAACGGGCTTACGCTTGTCAAACCACCATCCACTGATAGCAATCTAAAGTGTAAGATGTCGCTTTGCGGAACATGCTGCTTTGGTGGAATGCGTGGGTCATCAAAAGTGATGTTATAGTAAAGACCGTTTTGGTTGTCCAAGCGGTTAAATGAGACTTGAGACGGTCTCAAATATTCCCACTTCATATCACGCCCATTGTCATTTCGCCATCGATAGGCAAAGGCTTCACCACCCAATAGCATTTGAGCAAAGATAGACTGATAGAAATTAAAGCGGTTAGCGTTGTTTGATGGATTATCCACAATGCCTTGTAACTGTTTTCGGCTAGTTGTCAGCTTGGCAGTCGCAAGGTCATTAGATAACTGACTGATAATAGAGAATAGGTCCGAGTTTTTAAGAGCAGTTTCGGCTGAAACCCACTCACTACCATTCAAGGTAGCCAAAAACTCTGGATCAGTGATATCAAAAAAGCCCCCTTGGTTACTCGGTGGGCTTTCGGTTGCTAAATTAAATATCGGCAATTATTATCACCTCCTTTCTAGCCTTTTTTGCTAGCTAATTCACTCACTAGCCCAGCTAGTACGAACGTGATTGTCATACTAATACCAAACCACACATAGCCGATGTGGTAAGTAGTGACATTGAGCGAAATTGCAGCTAAAATAAACATCAAAATGTCAAAAATAGCCCAAATTGCTTTAAAAAACTTCAAAATCATGTATTAATACTCCTCTAGTAGCCCACTATCTGGGTTTTTCAACCAGTTTAGGACGGCCTCTTGACTCATGTGTTCGACCTTCCACGTTGGGTTATTGGTAATCGCGTAGTCTTCGAACGCATACATACCATCGTAAAAACCATCAATTAGAGCGTCCACCACGTCGATTTTATAGGTCGATTTCATTTTATCGACTTGAATACCGATGTTGTCTTCCTTGATTACCGCATTTATCAAGGCTTTTCGCATGATTTCATCATCAAGTCTAGTGATATTGCCTTCGATAAAGAGCGTTTGAAGGAATTTTGTCGGGTCTTTCAGTTCGCTTGTACGCTGTCTAATCGGCATGAGTGGAAAACTCGTGTTAGATTCCAAGGCTTTGATAATCTTTGATACTCCCATAGCGTCGTAGCCGAAGAAAACCACATCAAGCTGATTATCTTCTACATACTCGCAAAACCAGCGGTACACTTCCTCTGGATTGATAAGCCCTTGTGGGTGACTGGTAATCGTACAAAAACCCTTGGTTTCCAAGTCTCGATAGTTGATGCCGTCTTGCTCCATCTTAGCTTCTAACGAGCCTGCTTGTTGCCAGGGAATGAAACTATGTTGTTCGATATGCCATTTCTGACTACCGTCTCCAGCAACGTAGGGATAAACAAAACCGATAGCCGTATTATCGCTGAACATAGACGCATCCAGTCCTACATAGACACGCTTACCCTTGATATCAAATTCATCAACAACGGCATTCTCGATATCAGTCAAATCAAGGAAACTGTTGCTATCTGCTAGCAACCAACAATTCATGTTTTTGACTTGGAAGTCAGCAAGTTTCCCCATAAGCAGTTTCTTATCACGCTCAGAAAGTAACCCTTTCATCAATCCATCCTTTAATTTAGGGTGGTTAAGTAGTGGGTTACTCTTTGCCCATGTTTCTGGTTTAAAGACTTCTTCCAAGTTATCTTGAGACCAAATTAGACATAGCTGATCATCACCAGAACGGTCAAAGTCACGTTCCATAATCTCAATCAGTTTCTTTTGCTCTTGATGAAATGGAACATCGGGCGTTTGGTAAGATGTTGAAATCTCAATAAAACGCGAGCCCTCGGTATTAACTTGCCCGGATGTGATTTTAGAAATCCCTTCATCCGTTCTAAGCTCACCGACTTCATCGGCCACGGCCAGTTTAAAGTGCTTACCGTCAAATTTACCCGATTCAAAAGAGATAGTATGAATGGTATTGGCATCTACGAGCGATTTAATCTCTCGTGAATATAATTGGACTTGTGTTTCTTCTGCTAGCGACTTAAACGGCTCATTCTCAATGATTCTAGCCATCATAGATTTAACATAAGTATACAGCTTCATTGTTTGGTCGAAGTTTAGCGAACTAACAAGAAAATCTTGGTTACTTTGCCCGATAATCTCAATAAGATAAGAGAAATTAAGGCAGATACCAGCTATCATCGTTTTCCCTTGCGAACGAGCAATAGAAATAATGATATTTGAAAACCTTGGTACATCGTCTAAATCAAACCACGCAAAGAGTTGGGCAAATATGAAATACTGCCAATCCATAGGCTCTAACTTTTGGCTCAGATCATCAACGTTTGGCACTAATGATAGGAATTTCAAGAAACGGTTAAACGCTTCGACTGAATAGACATAAGGAAAATCGCTATCCCCTTGTCTTTGCAAGTCTCGGAGGTGCCTAAAACATGCTAATTGGATATTGTAACCAGCGACAATCTTGCCATCTAGCACGTTAAAACAGTATTTCGTGCCATAGTCGGTATAGGTTTTTCGTTCATAAGAAAAATCGATGCTATTATAAGCACCGATTACATCTTTTGACTTGGTTAAATCAATCTTTTGCATGTTTCACCTCCTTTATTTAAAGAATGCTGCCATTTTATCTTTCATCGAAGAATTATCCGCTTGACTTCCGGCTATTTCAGCCAATTCTGCCCGCCCTTTAGGTGTCAGACCTAGCTGAATACCTATCTTATTAAGGGTTTCAGCGGCATCTTTCATCGTCGCAACAGCGGGGTTTTTCTTAAATCCCATTGATTGTTCGCCTAAAATTTCACCACTACCGGGAGACTGAATATATTTAATAATCTCGGTTTGGATACCGTTTTCTTTAACGTCCTCATAAGCTTTCTTGTAGATCTCGTATGTCGTGCAATATGTTTCCACAAGGAACGTGTCAATGCGTTCGACCTTTTCTGTCGTTTTTAAAAACGGAATTATTTTAGTCCAAACCGCCCTCGCTACTGTTCCTAAGTAGTTTGGTGGGTCAAGCGGTAGAAAACGGTCATTTTGCTTGTAAAACGGCTCACGCCTTGCTGGGGACTTGTTCGCCACTTCCTCACCTCCTAAATCCTAAATCTACCCCCTTGTTAAAACCCCTCAAAATTGGCGTGCGATACAAGAGAACACCTTGTGGCGGCTCTCCTTGGCACGAGAAAGGGGCGGGGGTCAATTTTAAATTGTCTCGAGGGTTATTGTACCACCCTTATTATAAAATCGTGCTATGGGCTTATTAGAGGGGTTTAACGACGTCCTCTTTTTTGCGGGCTATTAAATCTGCCCACGTTGCCACGGAAAGTCGTAGCTCGGTGTTCTGTTTCGTTCTATTCTGACCAGTACCATAGATTTCTTGTTCCAAGGTACGTTTGGTGTTATCGCAGCTTCTACACGTTGCTACCACATTTGAAATTTCAGTCCTAAGTTCTGGAGCTATTTCAACGGGTGTAATGTGGTCGCCTATACGTGCGTCTGGTGTGGTGATACCCAACGCTAGACAGTACTGACATAGATAGTTGTCACGTTCTAAAGCTATCTTACGAATGGATGACCAAGTCTTTGAGCGATAGAATGCGTAGCGTTCCTTGCTCTCATCGTCTCGGTTCCTTACTCGTGTGTTGTATCTAGTCCGTGAGTATCTCTGTCTCTCTTGTGTGTATGCTGCTTCCATACTGTGGTGTGTAGTACAGTAGTGTGCTGGTCTCTCTGCTAAGGCACGGCACCCCTCTGTCTTGCATCGTCTGACCATTGGCATCGGCATACCTCCTTTCAGATAAAGTAAAAGAAGAACTCTACTGTGTCCTTCTGATTCGATAATACTATATTACCACGTTGATAGTATGATGGAGTATGGATTGGTATATACCACTGTAGATTAATCCAGATACTTCTCAGCTTGTCTTAACTTAACATAGTAGGTAGCTTTACTGAAGCCCATACGGTCACATATCTGCCAGATATCCAGCTGGTCTATATATACCATTTGCAGCAGGGACCTAGCATCTATATCCCCCACCTCTGCTATTTGACGGCGGAAGTCTCGACGTTGTTTGATAGCTTCCGCAACGAATTGTTTCAGCTCTTCTTTTTCCGTTATCAATTCGGTGTACAGGTCATCTTTAGCTTTTCTCTTCCCACCTTGCACCATATCTGTCTGCATAGCACCAGCAGTTACTTTCAGCGCTTGTGATTCTAAGCGTTTAATCTGTTCTGTCTGACTGTCAATGTACCTGTCTAATGCTTTAATCTTTTGCAGCCGTTCAACTGTTCTCATAAATTCATTTTCCTTTATGGTATAATATTGTTATTAGCGTTTGAACAGTCCTGGGCATTAGTCTGGGTCTTTTTTTATACAAGAATAAAGAAGGATTAGGGTACCACCTCCAATACATTAGATTTAGTCTTGCCACCAGTAATGCAAGGCTTTTGATTTGAAAGAAAAAATAAAGGATTCCTCGATTCTAATGTTTTATTTACTGGATTTTGTGTCGAGGTCTGTCAGCTCGACGGGTGTCGAAAAAGTGTTAAAAAGTGTCTTAGCCACTAAATAAATTAGTGTTTTGACAGACTAACAGCCAGTGACGGAATCGAACCGTCTATACCATTCTGGCTACAAACCCATTGCCAATGCCGTATATAGAGCACGTTTAACACTGGGTTTCTTACGACCTATCTCGCCCTTAGTTCTATATTTAAGAATAATGCGATCAACTTCATCGTCCAACCTTTCAGACCACTCGTAGTTATTGAAAACGTAATCAATGATTTCGCTGAATAGCCCTCTTGAAAGTAGCCCTTCCATTTGAATAGCCTTCAAAGGAGTTAAAGCAGCTTTCTCCAAATAGCACTGATTGAGGGCGTTTTGGGTTTTGTTAGCTTCTTTCTGATCACAACCTTTAACCTCTCTAATATAGCTATTTAGGTCGCCAGGGTGTTCCTTGCGTAGCCCTTCAACTTCCTTGCGAAATCGTTTGAATAAGTATTCTGGCAGTCCTGCGTTGATTTTATTCAAAACTGGGCGCGTGGTTTTACCCCTTGTATAGTGCGTAGACAGATAATCTTGAAGGTCGTTGAACAGTTCATCAGAAATGATGCCTTCTAGTCTGTCGACAGTCGCTGGCGATATCCTCGCACGCTCAACAACCGCACTGTTAAACGCTTGATAAATGATGCGAGCTTGTAACTCATCGCACTGTTTCACATCTTGGAAGAACTGCTTATAAGAGCCTTTTTTGTGTGTTTTTCTTAGTGCTGCATGTTCATCGACCAACCGTTGATATAATTCTGGTGTCAGTCCGGAATATTTGTATTTTACGCTCATGACCCACGCCCTCTCAAATAGTTAGGAATGTCATCCCCAACATTTACCGCATCATACTGTTCCTTGCTGACCAAGAATTTCCCGTAAGCCCCGCAATCAATAGTGTAGAGCTTACCGACCATAGATTTGCCGGTAACCTTGCCGTGTAGTTCCACTGCATTGTCTGCCTTGTGAATTACCACGGTCTCGATAGGTCGGTTAACCACTCGTAGAACAGTAGTCACGTTAATGGCTAGTGAGACCATGAGTAATACCGTAGCAATAGCGAGGTCGTTATAAATCGTCTTCTTTAACAAACGTCCCATTAATCATTTTTCCCTTTCTGTTTTTAATCTCCTCGTAAGCAATGCCGAGACACTCAGTCACATCAAGGTCTAACTGGTGAGCTAGCACGATGATTGTTACTAGCGTGTCACCGATAGCATCCTTCAATGCTGCTTGCGGCTTTGTGAATTTCGTTGGCTTCAAGAGTACATCCCGAATTTCTCCGACTTCTTCCGTGATACGCATCCACTGAATCTTTGGGTCTGCTTGCTTAAGGTTGCGGTCGTCTGCCCACCGATTAATTTTTGCAATAAGCGCTGGGATGCCGTCATACGTAGGTTCTTCAGGCTCTGCGATAAATACAAGTTTTACCATTACTCCACCTCTTTAGTTTTCTCTATTTCGTCCGATAAGAAAATAAACGGAGTAGTTACATAAATAGGGTTGTCAAATACCGGTTTTTTTGTAAAAGGCGCTAGTGGGACATCTTTTAAATATATCGCTGCAAGGCCGTCGCTATCCTCTTGCACGTAATCGATTTTTTCGACGTTAATAAGCATTCTCGGTTGTTCTTCACCGTATTTTACTGGTGTCACTTCGATAAACCTTGCCATCTATTCCACCTCCACGATTTCAATGCCCTCGCAGTCGAATACCCAGCCGAGATTCAATTTTTCAAGGTCGTTTTTCGTGAAATCCATCCTAAAGCCTGGAGAAAAATGAAGAATCCCATCATCGTTGCATAAGTATTGATTAGTGACTTTGATTCTGACAGTGTACTTCGTCTCTTTCTCCACCTCATACCCAAACTGGTGCATGTTGACGAGGGTTTGAAGTACGTCTATTTCGTTATCAATCCATTTCTTAAAGTCGCTACCTTTTTGCCGATCCCAACTTGTGAGGTAATCCCACAGATTATAATCAAAATCCTTTTTATTCTCCTCATACCAATCCGCCACATACTGCGGAACGACTGGTTTCTCGAAGAACGAATCATATAAATCTTCTGCGTGGGCCATCGACAACCCAGCCGCTTTCGATAGTTTATTAGTTGCTTCATCCTTGTTCATCATTTCGTACTCTCCTTATAAATGATTAGCGCAGACGTTCGAACTATAGTCTCGCACCCGACGTTTATTGCTACTGTTTGGTATTTAATATCAATTAATTCCTCAACATACCCCGATGACAAGTACAGGTTGATAATCATATCAATACTGCATTTATCCCCGGTTTCTGTGCACACCTCTCGTGTTTTAATTGCCATCCACTTCCTCCATCTCCACTGTGTATTTCTTCGAATTACGATATTTAACACCACGCAAACGATGTAGTTCATTGATAGCGTCATTTTTGTCGTTGAATACATGGACATTGTCTTCCATGTTGTCGTAATAGACGATTACTTTATATTTCATAATTTAACTAATCTCCTTCCGTTCTCGCTGGTTCTGCGGGCATACACTGGTGTGCCGTAGTAACCAATCGTACTAGGCGAGACGCCTAGTTGTTCGGCTATCTCACGCTTGGTGCCCATAGCGATTAATTCTTCGCCTTTGTAGAGGGCGTATTCTTTGGCTTGCATAGCTCCACCATCCTTGCTAATAATTCCTTGTCCGGCAATTGCTCTAGCGTCAGAATACGGTTGAGCTTCTTGGCATTGATTCCTAGTTTAATTGCCACTGCACCTTTCTTTTGGTGTGTGGTATAAAACCAGTGACTAAAATACTCCACACGTTCTAACACCGTTACCGGTTTCTCGTATGGTTTTGGTGCATATTTAACACCAGCCATACGATCAGTCCATTGTTTTACCATCGACTATATCCATAGCCTCCTTAACACTCCTTGCCACGCCTACGAGTGCTCCTCGTTTACGCATGGCATCCATAAATTTCTTTTGGTCGTCTCTCACACGACCTTTTTCATTTTTAACTTCGATGAAAAATATCTGTCCGTCTGGTCTAAATCCAAATAGGTCACAAAACCCTTTTGGTGCTCCTGTATCAAACCAACGCCCGTCTGCCATTCTGACTTTACCAACGTTAATCCGAAATACCATATAACCAGCTTTTGATAATTCCACTCGGATTTGGTTTTGAATTAGTGATTCAGTGGTCATATATCCCCCACGGTTATTAATTTAGTTATCGGTCACCAGTTGAGTTACGTCTATTCGTAACCGCCATAAACCCTTATATATCAAGGTTTTCAGCTACTTTAGTTACCAAGTTACGTCATTTTTCGACTCTCTCTCTCTATATATATATTTATTTATTTATTTATTTATAAATATATATAAAAGTAGTAACTAAGTAACTAGAGTAACCGAAACCCTCTATTTTCAAGGGGTTTGACGGTTACTGGTTACGATAACTCACGGTGACTGAGTAACCATTACCACTACAGTTGCTTTTTTCGCTTTCTTTTCATCCCAACTAAAATTGTAGTCGTGCCAATAATCAGGTTTATCTTTAGTTGGATTGAAGAAACCAAGCGGTTTCTGTCTATCTTTAATCCACCCAACCGGCAGATTCTGTGCCATTTCTCGTTCAAAATTAGATTTCTTGGGTGCTGTGTGATTCCCCTCATGACACCATGAGCGGTACACATCCCATAGGAATCTAACTGGAATACGAGTAGATTCAACGGTTGCAAGGTATTCATTGAGGAATTTATAAACCGTGTTATTTTCCTCTTTGAACTCTTGCATACGTTCTTGTGTCGCTTTTGGCTCACTGAAACGGTCAAAATCTAGGTTAATCGCCTTCCAAAGAACATACTCTAAAACTTCCTTACGGTTGATATAATCATCCTTGATTGCCCAATTATCATCATTGATCCCGAACGTTTTTTTGAATGGGATAATCACGATACGGCGGTAAGTACCATTGGATTTATTCTTAAATACCGGCATAGCGTTGGTAGACTGGATAACCGTCTTCTTAAACTGTGCTAAGTAAGGGTTTTCCCCTTTCTTTTCAATCGAAACAGGCTCACCCGTTACGACTGAATTGAAGTTAGAAGATTCATCCACATAGATACCCGCTTGCACATCGTCCCCGATGATTACTGTCTTACCTTCGATGATGGCAAGTCCGAAACGCTCTGAAAACTGATTAAGTTTCAACGGTGCTACGTTTTTCAGACCTACCAGATTACTAATGAGTTGCTGGAATGTACCTTTACCATCATTACCATTACCGACTAACCAGATAGATTTACGATAAGAGTGGTTGCCGTTTAGCGACGCTGCAATGACTTGCCAGAGTAATTCGACAAGTTCACTGTCACCACTCATTAAATCGAGTAGCCAGCTATCGACATCCCAACCGTCTATGATTGGTTTAGGGGCATCCTCGACTAATTCTGTTTCGATGGTACTGAAGTTGATAAACTTATAATCAAACGGTAGTAATTTCTTCTTTCGTTTATCGTAGATGCCATTTTTTACGAGGATGAAACGCCTTACATCTCGATACTCTGGTTCAAAATCCATACGCATGCGGTTGTATTCATATTCTCTACTCATGTTCGATAGTAGAAATAGAACGTTACGGCATTTCGTTTCATTAAACGTAGGTTCTAAGATATAGATAAGCTGGTAGACGTATCGATAATCCTTCTGGTAGTATCCACGCTCTGGATCGTATAGGGCTACTTTTCCGTTTTCTAGAGTAATGACGTGAGTGTATTTATTTAACCCTTTAGCTACCGCTAATTCTGGTAACGCCTTGGGTTTATTCTTATCTGGGTTTTCTTCCTTGAATTTCTCAAACCACTCATTTCGGTAGGCTTTCAGCTTGTTTCTAATGCCTTCTTTGCTGCTTGGTTTTCCAGGCTCTAGGCCTTTAGCAAATTGTTCTCGGTAGTAGTCGAAATCAATCGTTGTCACGCATTCCCCTCCTTATCTCTTTATCTAACATGCTCTTGAATGTCCTTTCAAATTCCTTATCACCTAACGGCTCTGGTGTGTTACTGTTTGCCATCTTTGCGAGATGGTAAGTTATTTCTGGGTCAACACCTCGAAGGAGTAGCCCACCGACAAACTCGGTTAGGGCGTTGTTTCGTCCTCCTTGGTCTCCAAAACCTAGCAGTATGCTTTCAAAGAGCTTGGCTGTCTTCGTGCTACCAGTGTACCCACTAGCAAACGATGGCATCTCATACTGGATAGGCTCTGGCTTCATTTTCTGCAATACCTTAATCAACTCAAGGGGTGCCTCTGTTATGCTCCCATTCTTTGGCGAATGTATAACATCCCATTTGTAGTACCCCTTGGAATTATTGGACGGTGGCACTAGCACGTAGTTATTAACGTGTGCCTTGATATCTACACCCTCAATCATCCCAATATTCTGTGATATAGGGTGATTGGGGTCTTTTTTTAGATAGATATGCCGTCCACCGCTAGGCGTGGTAGCTTGCAAGGTTTGTGGTATTAATCGTGCATGTTCCCAGTTCCTTAGATTAGTTAAGCCGTCCACATCACCGTGCATGTCCACATCAATGACAAAGAACGTATCAGTCCTAAGAGCTATGTTAGCGTCTGGGTTTTCTCGCCACGCCCTGCGTATTTCGTTTTCGGTCATGGGAGGTTTGTCAGCGAAAGAGATAAGAGGGGTTTTGCCGTTTTTTGAAATAGGAATAACAGAGTAGCCCATGCGTTGATAGTTGATTGCGTAATCAACCATCTCCATAATTAGAATGGAAGGTCTGCGTCCGAGATATCCATAGGATTACCTGCTGGAAATGGCAGTTCAGTAACTTCCATACGTTTGACGTTCAAGTTTTCGTAGGTTTTACCTTGCCACTCTGATTTTTCATTTTTCACTGTAACTTTAAGGGCTTTGCCTACGAGTTGACCAAGGTAATCTTCCAAGCTACTAAACTTAGTCCCGTCTGGGATGCCGGCAGCTTTGGCAAGGTTCATGATAGAACCGACTGGATATTTGCCGTCTTCTTTCTTAGCGAAGATACGATGGAAGATGATGTTATTTTGATGTTCCTGTTGAAAATCCTTACGGATACGAAAACGGATGTCTAGGAAGTCAACACCGCCTTGAGTAGCATCTTGTTTCGCTTGGTCGATGGTAACTTCATAAGTGCCATCTTTGATTGATCCAAATTCTTTAGCTTGTGAATAGTCGATTGTAAACATATTGTTTTATCTCCAAATATTTCTTTTTTTCTGTTGGATAAACACCCAGCCGGGCTTATATCCGTGTTGTTTAGCAAAAGCTTGCAATTCTGCGATGGTTTGGCATTGGTCGCTAGTAACGAACGTTTCCACCTTGTTGTTGATTGCTTGCCGTCTTTCTTCGAGTTCGATTTCTCGAAGGATTTCGATTTCTTCTTTCGTGGGCTGATTCTCATGACCACATAGTGGACATATCCGCTCAGCACTCCAGAATGTAGCGTAACACTCATCACACGTTCGTGTGGTAGGCTCACCGAGTTTAGTTTTTTGTTTCTGCTTGCTCACACCGGTCAGCGACCACTCTCGGTCATCGTTAGGTAATCCATGTCTATCGACATTCCCAACGTGGTCGATGATGATTGCCGTTTTCCCCTCACGAGGATTCAAGGCCCTCATGGCAAACTGAAGATATAGAGATAATGATTGGGTGGGGCGTAGCATGATACAAACATCAACGTTTGGCAGGTCGATACCTTCCGTGAATAGCTCACAATTTACCATGATTGTAAGTTCTCCATCTCTAAAGGCTCGCATTGCCCTCTCTCGCTCTTCTGGTGGCGTTTTACCGCTGATTGCGATAGAACTATAGCCATGCTCGTTAAACGTGTTAGAGACGCTCTCAGAGGCTTCTACGCTATGTGTATACACTATGGCTTGTTTGCCTTTGGCTAATTTCTCATAGTGTCGTATCACATCACCGTAAATCACACGTTTCATTGTGTCGTCTACGGATTTCTTAGTAAACTCTCCACCACGTTTTTTTAGGTTCGTGGTATCGATTAAAGAAGGGGCATAGTATTTAAATGGTGCGATGTTCCCGTTCTCTTGTAGCCATTTCACTGACTTACCGAGAACGATGTCGTCTGCGATATCGTCAAACCCACTACCATCTAGTCGGGCTGGTGTGCCGGTGAACATGAGAACAACGCTGTTAGAGTAATATTCGATAATTTTGAGGTAGGTCTTAGCCTTAACATGATGTGCCTCGTCAATCAGTATGATTGATGGCTCTGGTAACTTATCAAGGTTTCGTGCTATCTTAGTCACACTGTCAATGGTTACAAGGTTCATGTCAACATCGTTCCTTTCAAACGTGCCGACTACTTGCTCATTGATTTCCTTTCTATGACTGAAGAATAGGACGGTATTCCCTTTATCTGTTGCACCTTTAGCAATGTAAGCCATTACTACTGTCTTGCCACTTCGAGGGGGCGATTGAACCATAATTTTGCGATTACCTCGCTTCATGGATTCGATAATGTCAGTTATCAGTTCCTTCTGGTAATCCCGTAGCGAAAAGCTCATCTACCTTACACCCCTTTCGTTCATCGAGACGATTCTTGGCGTAGACACTCGCTGACGGTTGCAAGATGAACCCTCTTACTTCCTCACCGTCTTCAGTGGTCTTTTTGACAAGTCTAGCAACTACATCCGTTAAACCAAGGAAGTTATTTAAAATTTTCGAGCGAATATCTGGCATGGCACGATTGTAGATAATGCCGTTTTCGTCCGTCCACTGATCAGAAGTTTCCCATGCGATAAACACGATTCGTTTGTTGAGTTGCAACAAAGCTCGTAAGCTATCAAGGATAGTAAAATCAACCCGCTGGTAATCAGCTTGCGAAGGTACACGGTTGTTGTTCCCTTCACGCCCTAAATTAGATAAGCACGCTCGGAATAGTTCTGAAACATTATCGACTACAATAGTGTCGTATGGTTGCCCAGCTCCTTTTAAGAGCTCTTTGACGATTGTTAACCATTCATCCCAAATTTTATGAGTGTCCACGTCTGCGATATCAATATTCTTAGAACCGCTTAACACCTTGGCTGATTTATCGATATTGATAACCAGTGTCTTGCCAGGAATGTGTTTGACCGCTGAAGTCTTACCAAACCCCGGATTACCATAGATCAGATAACAAGCATCGTTATTTTTTAATTCTGTTGCTTTTGTAATTTTCATCGGATACTTAAATTTCTCCTTTCCTCAATATGAGCACCTCGGATGGTTGCACCACTATTAAGTAGTTCTTTAATCGTTTTCTTGTCCGGCTTGTAGCTAACGATTTGGTACTTCTTAGGAAGTTTCTCTTCATCCACTACTACTGCCTTAGACTTGCGGAAACCGACTTTGAAGAGTGTGGTATCTAACTTGTCATGCTGAGTTAAGTGCATGGCTTCCGAGATACGTTTTTTAATTTCTTCAATCGCTTTAGTTTCGGACTTTTTCAAAGCATCCAATCTAGCGATTTCAGCTTTATAGGCTTCAATCCGTGCGTTTTTATTTCGAATAACCTTGATACAGTTTTCAATTTTTTCTGAGAAATCATGTTCCCAATCAATCGAATCCAAGGTGTCGAGTTTTGTTTCATCGTCCACAGCCATTTCATCGATTTCTAGGAAGATTCCCGTTAGTTCATATAGTTTTGCCATAATTAATGCCTGCCCCCCCACCACTGCTTTATTTATTAATTAGCCAATAAATCCATAAGCGCTTCGATTCCATTCTTCAAGGATCCTTCACGCTCTGTACGTTCGAAGTCTGATCCATCAAGTTTAGTTACATTGTATTCGGCTTCCACGATAAGCACTTCACAACCAAACGCCTCAGCAAGTTTGTCGAGCTCGTTTTTTTGTTTTTCGTATGGTTCAAGCGGCAAGAATAGTGCCTTTCCCAAATGGTCAGTAAACACTGCTGTAAACGCTAGACTTCCTTTGTCGTTGTAGCTTTCAAGAAATCCATCTTTTTCAGCGCTGTAAAATACGACTTGTTTGTTATTCTCTTTCATGATTATTATTCCTCACCTTCGTTATACTTCTTGAAGCTCAATGTCAAACTTGTGATACCTGCTGCAATTACTACGAGCCCCAAAGTGCTAGCAATTCCTTCTTTCTCACCAGTGTTTGGTAGAACACCACCGTAAACCGTCGTATTTGCCACCTCTTTTGGCTCAGATTCGAGTTTGTAAGTAACTGTGGTAGTTTGTACCTCTTTATCTTCACGAGGTGTTACGGGCTTGTTAGGGGTGTTTTCTGATGGCGTAGTTGGTTTAACTGGTTCTTCAGGAATCTCGATAATCAACTCAGGTTTATCGAGGATTGGAGCTTCATTAGGTACGACACCGCCTGACCATTCAGGTTTATCAATGCTTGGTGCATCGAATGGAGTTGTTCCGCCATGCCATTCGGGTTTATCATACTGTGGCGCATCATTAGGAATAACGCCCCCGTTCCATTCAGGTTTATCGTATTTCGGAGCGTCAAACGGTACTGTCCCACCGTTCCATTCTGGTTTTTCCAAAACCGGTGCATCGTTAGGCACTGTACCGATTGGCTCAGTGTATTCTGGTTTTTCACGTTCTTCAGGAATACCCGGAATGCCACCGTTAAATTCAGGGATTTCAACTTTTGGAGCTTCACGAGGAATTTCAAATGTTGGTTCAGGCTTGTTTTCACCACTGGCATCGCCTTTACCACCGACAAGTTGAACATAACTGTATGAGATAGCACCGTCTGACTCAGCTTTCAACTCAACCTTATTGGTTGGGTTTACGCTTTCTTTAACCGCGTTAATCAATTTAGTTTTATAGTTAATATAAATCATATGATCAAGGCGATCCATTTTAATTGTGAAACCGTGGTCTGATTTACTGATTGATTTTACTAAATCCATAGCAGAACCTTTATCAATCCAAGGGTCTACGCTTTCAATCGATTTGATTTCGAAGTAATTATCAACAAGCTTTTGATTATCACTCATCTCATCAATGATTGTGACGTAATTCAATAGACGTTTAGCGTAGTTAATACGAGCAGTCCAGTTGATAACAGTTGGGTCATTCTCGTCTTGGCTGCCCCATTTAGAAAGTAATTCATCTTTACCGATTTCTTGCTCTTTTCCAATGTTTACAGTAACCACCGTACCATTGAAATTAACGTTAACTGGCTTGCCACTTTCAACCTTGTCAGTCCACTTAGCATCGAGCTTAAGACTCATTTGCTTGTTGAGTGGATGAGTGGCAAAGTAGTTATTGAATACAGTCGTAACCGTCTGAGTTTTAACGTCTGTTGATGCTTTACCCACAACAACTTTTTCTGGGTTATAGACATCAAAATCATAATTTGTTTGGAAGTTGATTTCTTTTGGCAAATCAAATTTAACCTTATCCCCTTCATTGATAGCCATATCGTCAGGGAATTTTACGTCTTTATATTCAACGGTAAACCCTGAATACTTACCAGTTCCATTTGATTGATCAACGACAACATCTGGATTAGTTACTTTAATTTCGTTGTCTTCTTTGACAAATTCAGTAGGCTGTTTAGGCGTTTCTGCGACTGGTTGTGCTACTGTTTCCGTTACTGGTATTTCTGCCACTGGTTGAGTTTCAACGGTTGGTGTGCTTGTTGCTGGTGTTTCTGCAATCGGTTGATATTCTACCGGTGCTGGTGCTAACGCTTTTGGTGTTTCCACTGGTGCCACTGTTTCGCTAGGTGTCACCGTAACATTCCCGGCATTGTCAGCCGTATAGACATTAGCGGCAGTTGGTTGTGCGCCCGCCACTGGTTGAGCAGTTTCGTCCGCGGATACTGTGCCAGCACCAATTAATAGAGCTGTAGCAATAGCGAGCGTGCCACACAATCCAAATGCTTTGCTTTTAGTGAATCCAGTTTTTGCGATTGTTTGAGTGTTGAAAGATTTCATGGTATACTCCTTGTATAGATGTTTTTTCTTGCATGGGCCCTAACCCATGCTTTTTTAGTGCTTCAATCCGCACCCATAGCCCACCGTTTCATGTCTTTTCATATTTTTTTAGAAAGGTATGTGAATATGTGGGTAAAAGTTTATATTTTTTGGGGAAAGGTATAAGTTACACTCCACGGTGAGCCGTGGCTACGGATTGAAGATAGTGATCTTATCGGTTTCCGTATTTTGCCAAAAGCTCTTGTTCACGTTTTTTGCGAGCTTCATATTTGCGTTCGTTTTCTTCGTATGGTGTCCATACTGGTTCGAAGAAATATTCTGGTTCTTGTTTCTCTTTTACAAATAGCCATTTAATAAGTTTTTTCATTTTCAATTTCCTTTCTGTTCCCTAACCGCACTAGAGAGCTAGTGAGGTTTTTTAATTCATATATAATTTAAGGAGACTTATGAATATCAAATCGTTGTTGCTTACTTAGTTGGTATCGTTCAGTTTCCTCACTAGCTCACTGCTACGGCTAGGGTTATGTGCTAGGCAATCTCTTGCCAGTTATTGTTAAACCAATCTCTGACGGCGTCCCGTGGGTATCTGATTTGTGCCCCTCGACCTTTGTCGATTTTAGGGAAACCGTCAAGATTGGTTATCCGCAAGAATTCTGTATAGTTGCCGATTCCGAGCATTGACTGGCACTGTTTGGCAGTCAGGATCAGTGGGAGCGTTTCGTCTAAGTCGAACGCTTTTGTTTTATCTGCTATGACTGCCGTCAGCATGCTGTCAAACTGGTCAGCTAATGGTTTGAATGGGTTGTCCATAGGCGTTACCCTTTTTCTAGAGCGATAATCTCTTTTTGTTTTGGTGTCTCACGAATTTCAAACTTAGTGAAATCGTCGTAAGATAGATTTTCTAAGAATTGCGTCGCTTTCTCAGCGTCAACGTGCTTGATGTTAGTGTATTTTGTCACGTTGAAAGCTTTCTTCAAGCGTGAGTACATCAAGCGGATAAATTGACCTTTTTTAGATGCGAACAAGTTATCACTAGGGGTTGTTTTCTGTTCTTCAAAGTAGAAATCAGCAAACACGCCAGCTTTTCGGAAAACAATGCTCTTGATTTTTGTTGCTTCACCATCGTCGATATGGACTTTCTTGTTAACTTCTTCGACAAGCAACTCAATGTCAGTGAGCTTTTGATTTGTCTTCTTAACATTTCTATCCATTTCTTCCTTGATTCCGATAACTTCTTCTAAAAGTTGCTGATTGACATTGCTTTGTGCCACAAGGTTCATCGCTTGTTTTTTCTGCATTTCAACCGTTTCAGCGAGTAGGGTTTCTTTTTTCTTGTTTTTCTTCTTACTCATTGATGATTTCTCCTTCTATGATTGTTCTTCCGTTCTCTGGGACAATCTTGTTCATTTCGTCCAACCAGTTTTCAGTTAGCGTCAAGATGTCTCTGAGCTTTTCAATCTGAGCATCCTTGCCAATTCCTTGAATAAGGGTTTTAAATCTGAGCGGTGCCATTTCTTCGTCAAAGAAGTCTTCAAACTTGGTAACAAGCTTACTGAGGTTAAAGATGTTAGTAACACTGTTTTCAAGCTTTTCTTTATCCGCTCGTAAGTGTTCGATAGACTCTTTCAAAGCTAGTGCTTCCGAGGTTTCTTTCTCGAGCATTTCATAAGACGCTTCTTTAAGTCGCAAGCTCCTTTTGACTGATTCAAGCTCGTCCGTTAGGTCTTTATTCTTGCCTAGCAATTGCTTGTTAAGGTCTTGTGTCGCTTGGTAATCTTGTGGGATGACTTCCTTTTCAATCACCTTTTCAGTGGTCTTGGTTTGTTTGACACGCTCAAGCTCGCCTTTGACCGCTTCAAGTGCTTGGTCTTTGAGTTTTAGGCGACGCTTCACCTCTTCCAATTCTCTGACCGTTGGTGTGTCGCCTTGCTCAATTTTTTCGATTTGCTCTTGCTTTTCTTCCTCTGGAAGTGTTGCGATGAGGTAAAGGGCTCTGTTTCCTAAATTCGACCACGTGGTCGAATTTGGTAGCTCTTTAACAATTTTCATCATCCTATTTGCTTCACGGTGACTTATATCAACTTTATTAAGCCATTCGCCAAACTGCCCGTGTGCTAGGTCGTTTTCTTTAACGTGGTTTAATCGTCTCCCGATTTCCCAAATTGATTCACCGGCTAATTTTTGGTGATGTCTTATTTCTAATTCAATTTGAGAAAGGTTGTTCGATAATGCTATTTCGTTCATTTTTTCCTTTCTATTTTTGATATAATAGTTTTAAAAAATAATTGGAGTTTTATTGTGGAAGTTCTATCAAACAAAGCGCATTGCTTAATCAAAACATTTATTAAAATTCGGAAATCTAACAAACGGGGCCGAATTTACTACAAAGAAAATAAAGAATTAATAGATAACAATCGCATTTTTGTCCAAGAACTTTGTGACAAAGGCTTATGCGTCAAAGACGTTTCTGGCGACGTAGGTCTCACGGAGAAAGGTCTTTATTATCTGCCAGAACACAAAGCATTCATGGATCGGACGCTATTAACTTCTTTATGGCTTCCATTCATAGTTTCTATTCTAGGAACATCTTTTACCTTGTTTCTTAATTATTTGATAAAACTTGTGATAGGCTTAATCAACTGTAAAGGGTAAACCAAATAACTTGTGGAGAAGCAGTTTGATAATAAGGAAAACCCCTACCCCAACAATCGAACCCAATATAGAGCCGACAATTGCCAAAAAGGTACAACTTATCATTAACCCGGTATAACTCCAAAGCCAATCGTCAATGACGTCTTTGATTTTTTCAAAGGCTTTTTTTATTTTCTTCATGTTTGCTCCTTTCATAATTTTAATTATTTAGTTCAAGTTCTTGAACTTTATAGTTAAAAAAATATTCAACAATCTCATCTTGTGAGATTTCTAATAGTTCAACCGCCTTTACGATTTCGTGTCGTTTCCACTTCGCTTTGCCGTTGATCATGG